ACGAAAAACCAAAAACGAAGGACTCCCGTGATGCCGAAGCAGGACACCGAAGGGCTGGTCACACTGGGGGAGTTCATCGCCCACCGGGCGAAGTGTTCCAGCGGGATGCGCTGGGCGATCCGAGTCGGGGTGATGGTCCTGCTGGCCCTGGTCGCCATTGCGATCGGCGCGGCGGTCCGGCACGGCGAGAGCCAGGCGGCGACCTTCCAGTCGATGGACGAGCGGATGCGCGAACAGGAGACCACGTCCACGCGGATCGAGACCCGGCAGGAGTACCTGATCGGCGAGGTGGCCGAGGTCAAGGCCCAGGGCAAAGAGATCCTCAAAGAGATCAGGCAGCCATGAGAGAGCACCCCGCATTCAGACGCCTGGTGAGCTTCATCGACGACCAGGGCGTGACCGAGGCCCAGATCCGCGCGGCGACCTGGGCCCAGCTCAGGCGCCGCCTGTGGCCTCCCGACGGCGCGCAGCCGGACCGGGACTGGCTCACCCGCGCCGGCGTCCTGGCCTGCCTGCGCGGGCTCTTCGCCCAGCGCAATCAGGACGCGCGCCGGCAGACGCTGCTGTCGGAAATCAACGGCGTCCTGGCCCCGCACGGGGTCCGCGTCGCCGAGGTGGACGCCCGGGGCGAGCGGCGGTTCTTGCTGACGTTGGAGAAGGTGTGAGCGAATACGTCGTCATACACGACGGCCCCCAGGGGGACGGCTCGGGCGACAGCATCGCCAACGGCATGTCCCTGCAGGCCGCGGCCGACACCGCGGTCGCCGGGGACACGGTCTCGATCTGCGCGACGGGGGCCTACGCCTATGGCTCCCCGATCGACTTCGACACCAACAGCGGCACGCAGTCCCAGCCGATCGTCTTTCGCGGCCGGGACGCGACCAATGCCGCCGACGCCCAGGTGACCCTGGGATCGAGCGCGGGCGGCAACGCCATCGACATCAACTCGCGCTCGTGGCTTCTATTCCGCAAGCTGACCGTGGTCGAGAGCGTGGGCGCGGCGCGGTGCTGGTTCATCGACAAGGGCGACGGGATCGTGCTCGTGGGCTGCAAGGGGACGGGCGGGTCCGACGGCGTGCGCAACGACTCCAGCGCCTACGACAACAAGCTCATTGACTGCGAGATGTACGGGAACACGCGGGGGGCGTACGTCTCCTCGCTCGCCTCGCTGGCCATTCTCGGCGGGTCGTATCACGACAACAGCGGCAACGGGATCTACGCCAACAATGCGAGCGTGACGGTCACGTTCGCGCAGGTGTACGACAACGGCGGCGACGGCATCGCCATCGCCGGCGCGGATTCGGGCCATCGCGTAATCCAGAACTGCACCATCAATGGGAACGATGGGGATGGGGTGCAGCTCGCCAATGATCTGGATCTCTATTTCCCCGTTCTCCTGAGCAACAGCGTCACGCGCAACGGCGGCTACGCGGTCAACGGCGCAGCAGCGGTTCAGGTCGTGGCCGCCGGCAACTTCTGGCCCAGCGCGGGCGACGACGCCAACACGAGCGGCGCGCTCAACAACGTCACCCTGACCGCGGGCGACGCGCTGGCCGCCAACCTCACCACCGGCTCCGCGCTCTACACCTCGGTCGCCGACGGCGCCGAGGACTTCACCCCGCAGTCGGGATCCGATCTGCTGAACGCGGGCTACCCCGCGTATGTCGACATCGGCGCCGTGCAGAAAGAGGCGGTGACCCCGAGCGTGCCCTCGACGCCGACCCTGGCGGTCAGCAACGACGGCGACGGGGACGCGGTCACGGCCACGGTCGCGGGCGAGGCCGGCGCCACGCACACGCTCTACTATCGCAAGTCCGGGGTCGAGGCCTGGACCGCGGGATCGTCCCGGGTCGGCGACGGGGACATTGCCCAGGCCGGGCTGGACGCCACCACGTTCTACGTGTTCGAGGTGATCTCGTCGATCGGGGGCAGCTACTCCCTGCACTCGGGCGCCGTCACCGTGTACACCGCCTCGTCCGACCTGTGCGTGCTCGAGAACATCGCCGCGGCGCTGGAGGCGAAGCTCCTCGAGCTGGTCGCCACCGGGGCCGCCTCCCTGGTCGAGCGGCCCCTGCGCGGCGGGGTGCCCACCTCCCCCAAGGACAAGGCGCTCTATGTCTTTCAGGACGATCCGGAGCTCGACGAGGAGTCCCCGATCGGCTTCACCACCTGGTTCCAGCCCTTCCTCGTGGTCTGCTGCATCGTGCCCCCGGACGGGGCCACGGACGCGGTCGACACGCAGGTCAACGAGATCCGGGCCCAGGTGGAGGAGAAGCTCCGGCAGGATCCCACCCTGGGCGGCCTGGCCCGGGACACGCGGATCGGCCCGCCGGTCAACTTCAACGCCGCGCAGGGCGGCTTTTCCGGAACGGTGGTGGCCGCGGTGGTCCGGTACTGGCACCGCGAGGACGATCCCTATCTGCAATCCTAGGAGGACGCACCCATGACAGCCCCTCTTTTGAGCCGCGTGCGCGTGCTGGCGGCGAAGATCGAATCTACGCCGGGCACGCCCGAGAGCCTGGCCGCGGCCGATGCGGCCTTCAACGTGTTTGACCCGGCCATCCAGCAGACCGCGGACATGGCCGAACGGCCCCAGCAGGGCGGGTTCGGCTATCTGCCCGATACGGTGGGGGCGCGCCTGGGACAGGTGACCTTTACCACGGAGGCGATCGCCCCGTCGATCGCCCCGGACTGGGCGGCCACGTTTCTGCCGGCGGTGGGGCTCGGGTCCGACGGCGCCGGCGTGTACTCGCTGGAGCCCCTGCCCCCGGAGGCCGGCGGATCGAAACAGAAGACGTTGACCATCGGCTGCTATGAGAACGGCCTCTTCAAGTCGATCTACGGCGCGATGGGCACGGCGGTCTTCACCTTTACCGCGGGCAAGCGCACCCTGGTCGCGTTCACCTTCCAGGGAATCTGGGGCGCGGTCTCCGACGAGGCGATCCTGGCGCCGACGTATCCGACGGCCCCGGCCCTGCGCTTCGTGCAGAGCAGCTTCGCGATCGGGTCCTGGACCCCCAAGGTGGAGACGCTGACCCTGGATCTGGCCAACGAGGTCCTGGTGCGCGAGGACAGCACGACCACGTCGGGTCACTCCAGCGCCTGCATCGTGAACCGCCGCCCAGGCGGGTCGCTCAATCCCGAGGCCGAGCTCGTGGCCAACAACGACCTCTACGGCGACTGGCTCGCGGGCACGGAGCAGGCCATCGGCTGGGACTGCGGCTCCGGCGACGACGCCGCGACCTTTGCCGCGACCAACTGTCAGTACATCAATCCGCAGGAGACCGACCGGGGCGGCCTGGCCGCCGACGACATCGCGTACAAGCTCAACGCGGACGACCTCTCGGTGACGCTGGTCACCACGGCGACCACGACCTTCGCCCCGTAAGGTGGACGGACTTTCGACAAGGGGACACATGATGTTGGCACTGGACCCGGCGCAGACGCACGAGGCCCGGCTCCGGGAGGACCCGGACGCGGTCTTCGTGTTTCGCTTTCTGACCGGACGGGAGTACATCGGCGCCCTCGAGGTGGATGCGCGGCGCAAGGCGTCCGAGCCCCTGGACCCGGAGGTGACGCTCGCGGTCTACGAGGCCCTGCGCGTCAACCTGGTGGGATGGCATCACCTGACGGCCCGTCGGACCCCCGGCGGCGAGCCCGCGCCGGTCGAATACGACCCCGCGCGCCTGGAGGACGTGACCACCGCGGCCGAGGCGTGGGAGCTCTTCTACCAGTCGATCGCCCAGGGGCGGCTGTCGGTGCCGGAAAAAAAAGGCTCCGGGTCGCCGTCGGCGTCCAGTGGGGACAGCCCTGCCGGCGATGCCGCCCCCGCCGATGCGGCGACCGAGTGAGCGAGACCAGCCCCGTGGTGGTGGAGTGCGCCGGCTGCGACGGCGAGGGGTGCGACGGCTGCGACGGCGTCGGGACCTTTCGCGTGACCGAGTGCCCGATCGACTTTGCCGGCGATGACGCCTGGAGCGCGATCGAGATGGCGGATCTCCTGCAGCACGGCATCCTGCCCGTCCCGGGCGCGGCCCTGGACCAGGCGGCGATCTTTCTGGACGCGGCCCGTTTCATCGGGAGCGAGCAGGCCCGGCAGCGGGCGGATCAACTGGAGCGGACCTGATGGCCACCGAGAAATCCCTCAGCATCGTGGTCAAGGCGCGGGACGAGGCGAGCGCCAAGATGCGTCAGATGCAGAACAATATCAGGCAGGGCGTCACCTCGGCGATCGCGCCGTTCGTTGCGGTCGGTGCGGCTATCTCGATGGCTTCGAAGGCCGCCGCGGCCGGGGTGATGATGCACATGGCCACGGCAAGACGCGCAGCCGCGATGCAGAGTGAATCTGTCACGGACATCCTCGAATCTCAAATCGAGATCAATACGGCGTGGTCGGAGTTGGGGGGATCGATTCCCGTCATCGGCGAGTCGGTCAAGAAGGCGATGGACGCCTGGAATGACGTCCAGGGCATTCGCAACGCGATTCAGCAGGTCAAGGCCCTGGAGACGGCGACCCAAAAGTACCACCAGATGAACATCAAGTCCATTCGGGATACTGAGATCATCCGCGCCCAGATTGCGGACAAGAGCGCATCCGAGATTGAACGGATTCGCAACAGACACAGGAAGGAAGACAATGCGCGGACGCTGGAGGCGATGGACGCGGAAATCGCGGCGGCGCGGGAAAAACTAGACGAGATCGCCGCGATGAACCGGAAGGCGCAGCACAAGCGCGTGTTGATGGCCGAGGGCACGATCGGAAAGAAGAGCTCGCGGCAGGCGGCCGAAGCTGCGGAAATGGCGGAACGCAAGGCCACCGAACAGATCCTTGACCTGATAGGTAAGCGGGCCAAACTCGCGGAATCGATGGACCAAAACCAAGCCGCCAACGCAGCGAAGACGGCGGCGGCGGGCCTCGCCGAGCGCGAACAACTCAGCGTTCGGATAAGGGCGCTCTTGGACACGGATCTCCAGGCGAGCCTGCGCGCCAAGGCCAAGGAGTTCGACGAGGTGATCGCACTCGCCCGCGCCGAAGGGCGCCAGGTCGTCGATCTCGAGCGGCGCAAGCAGGAGGTGCTCCAGGGGATCCGGGAGGACTACGCCCGCCGGGAACAGCAGGAGCGCGACCGTCAGGCGCGCGCAGCAGCGGACAAGGCGCGCCGCGAGGCCGAAGCCCTGGCTCGAGACGAAAGCGCGGTCCAGAGAATCATCTTTGACGCGACGCACGACCGCCGCGAGCAGGACCTGCGGGACCTGGATCAATGGTTCGCCGAGATGCGCGAGAAGCACGCCGGCAACGCCGCGCTCCTGGCAAAGCTGCACCAGGCCGAGGCGATCCGCCGGGGCCAGATCGAGATGGAGGCGCTGCGGCGGCGCCAGCAGGCGCAGGCGGCCGAGAGGGACCCCGGCGCAGGCCGGGACCAGCGCGAGGTGGCGGCCTTCACGTCTCGCTTCCTGACCCGCGCCCCGGGGCAGCAGGACCCGCCCTGGGTCTCGCGCATGACGGACAAGGCCGCCGAGCAGATCGCCATCCTCGAGCGGATGAAGGACGACCTGCCCCGGGAGATCGGCGACGCGGTCGCCAAGCATTTTAGGCAGTGGAACTGATGCCGACCACGACCACCTCCGCGTTCAACCTGGTCAACGTGCAGGAGAAATGGAGCGGCCGCGAGGGCGGCGTGGAGCAGGGCGACGGCGTCAACGCCGAGATCGCCTACTCCCGGCGCTACTTCACGGTGCTCTTCGACGACCCCGCCGCCAGCGAGCAGGACGCCTACGACGCGCTCGGGGTGCCCGAGCTGGGAGACGCCCACCCGTCCAACAGCTCGGAGCGGTGCTATCACAAGTTCGCCCGCCGAATCGCGCCGACCCTGTGGGAGGTCCTGTGCGAGTACTCGGGCGAGGGCTCGCCCCTGACCTTTCCCTACGAGCGCCACTGGGAGCAGTCGCTGACCCAGGAGGCCGTCGACGTCGACTACAACGGCGACGCGATCCTCAATCCCGTGGGCGATCTCTACGTGGGCCTGATGCGCGAGCACGGGGACCCGGTCTACGTGGTCACGCGCAACGAGCTCCTGGAGCCGCTGGCCAACATGCGCCTCTATCAGAACGCGGTCAACGACGCCCCCTTCAAGGGCTGGGCCGCGGGCAACGTGCGCATGCTGTCGATCATCCCGGCGCGGATCGTGGACGGGGCCAGCTACTACTGGAAGGTCACCTACCGGATGGAGATGCGCGAGGACGGCTGGAAGCTCCGGGTGCTGTGTCAGGGGAAACAATACTGGACCGGGCAGTCGCCCGGCGGCGTGAAGCAGATCCAGAAGGTCACAGACTACAACGGGCAAGCGCTGTCGCGGCCGATGCGCCTCGGGGCCACGGGCCTGCTCCTGGGGCCCGACGACGCGGACGTGTGGCAGGAGTTCGAGATCTACGCCCCGCAGGACTTCGACGCCCTGGCGTTGACGTGAGGGGGTGGTTTTGAGTCTTTGGTTGTTGGTTCTTCGTTCCCGGGAGTCGGAAACCAAGAACGAAGAACCAAGAACCAACAACTCATAAGGAGCCCGGCCTTTGGCGGAAGAGCACATCGTCTTATCCCCGGACATGGCGCGCCGGGTCCAGGCGGCCCTGGCCTGGATCGAGCGCCGGCGCGCGGGCGAGCGCATCGAGGCGGAGACCGACGTCCCGCCGCCCGACGACACCGTTCCGGTGCAGAACATCTCGGGCGCGACCTGGCCCCGGTTCGCCCTGATGCGCGTCACCGGCCAGGAGGCCGACCTAGCCACGTTCTCGGGGGACCGGTTCGCCTATCCCGGATGGAGCCTGGCGATCGCCACCGCGGACATCCCCGACGGCGCCGGGGGCCGGGCCTGGCTCGCCGCCGACGGCGGCGTGTATCCGCTGCTGGTAGCCAATCTCTCGAGCCTGTCGGTCGGCGATCGCGTCGGCGAGGTGGTGGACGAATGGGCCGCGGACAAGGACTTCATGGGGCCCTTCGTGGTCGTGTCGACCGGGACCGGCGCGGTGACCACGACCCAGGTCGCCAGCACGACCGGCGGCGCCGAGGGCCTGGTGATGGTCCAATACCTGCCGCCGGCCGCGCCGCCGCTACTCATGACCACGAGCGCCCCGGCCGGGATGCGCGTCAATGCGAAGCAGGTCGGGGATGATTTCTGCGCGACCGGCGATGAGCGCGAGTTCTGGGTGGGGTCCTGCGGCGAGGCCACAACGGCCGCGCCCACGACCACTGTGTGAGGCAGAGCGATGGCGGTCGCGGACGGCGACTACACAATCCCCCACCGGCTGGCCGACGGCCAGGCCGCCCTGCGCGACGCGGCCAGGATCGCCGACGGGATCGACCAGTACTGCGTGCCCGTGCGCCTCGCCTCGGGCCAGTTCGCCCTGGTCACGGTCGATCCGGTGGAGTCAGCCGACGAGTACTGCTTCCCGGTGCGCCTAGCCTCCGGGCAGCGCGCCCTGGTCACGCTGCGTCCGCCCGGGACCACGACCGAGGGCGCCACCACGACGGCGGGCGCGACGTCGACAGGGGGGACAACCACGACCTCGGGGCTCACCACGACGAGGTGGCACACCGAGGGGGACTGCTGCGATCCCGACCGGTTCTGGGATCCGTCCCAGGTCTGCTGGCCGCCGGGAGGCGACACCCCGGAGGTGTGCGACGTGTTCAGGATCGAGGCCTACTGCAGCGAATCCTGCCCCGAGGGCCCGGACGAGTGCTACTACGTGTACGAGATCTGCCGGGACATCGGCACCGGCTTCGGCCGCTGCGGATACATCGCCACGCAGTGGGCGTGCACTGCCTAGGAGGATCGGCCCATGACTCCGCCGCCGCCACCCATCCACTGCCCCCACGGGAGCGGGCTCAGGACCGACGGGTCCCGGCGCTGCGATCTCCTAGCCGCGGCCACGGGCTGCGGCAACCGGATCGCCCGGGCGGTCTGTCTTGCGTGCTCGGGCGAGGGGGGGCCTGCGGGCGAGCGGCCCACGGTGCAGAGGCACAGGAAGATCTGCCTGGCCATCCGGATCACCGAGGACGCGCGGGACATCTGGCCCCGGGGGGCGATCACGCCCGAGGACGCGCTCAGGGCGCTGCGCGACGACTTCCGCTACTCCACCCACCAGCTCCAGGAGCTGCTGCTAACGGCGGTGAACGCGGACCGCGCCCTCGAGGCCGGCCGGGACCCCGTGCCTGAGCCCCGGGCCCTCGCCTGGGCGCGCGCTTTGGGGATCGATACATGAGATCGTTTCCCGAGAGACTGCACGAGAGCGCCACGCCGCGGGCCCCGCAGGTCGCGACGCAGGAGGAGGCCCGGGCCTGGTTCGAGATCTGCCGAGCCTGCGACCACTTCAAGGAGAAGGACCCGACCCGCGACGGAATGCCCACCTGCGCCCGGTGCGCGAGCTGCACCACCAAGATCGTCCGGTTCACGTCCCCGCGCTGGCGTTGCCGCCTGGGCAAGTGGCCCCCCCTGTCCAGGTCCTTCATGGAACCCCCCGGCCCCCAAGCCGACCCGTCCCAAGAGCGGTCTTCGCCCACCGCAACCGGGAGCAGGGGGCCGGGGGTCCCGCTCGCAACCGCTGCCCCGTCCCCCAGCCCCCGGATCCTGCTAGCCGTCGGCTTCTACGCCGGCGCGCCGCCGGAGAAGTGGCGGATCCTGGAGCGGTCGATCGCTTCGGCGATGCAGGCCGGCGACCTGGCCCGGGTCCTGGTGGTGACCGGCCGCGCAAACCGCGACGCCCTGCCCTCCGGGCTTCCGATCGTGGAGGCCGGCGACTTCTCGGACCTGCAGCAGGGCGAGGCCGCGATCGGCAGCGCGAGCCTGCGCGTGGCCGAGGCGATGGGCGCGGACTGGCTGGTCAAGGTCGCCGGCGACACCTTCCACCCGGCGCCGGGATGGGCCGAGGCCCTAGCCGCCGAGGCCGCGGCCCAGGGCGCGGACCTGCTATCCACCGAGCACCACTTCCCGGATCGGGTCAACACCCAGGTCTTCTGCGTGCGCCCCGCGTTCATGCGCGCGACCTGGCCGGGCCCCCAGGATCCGGAGCTGGCCCGCGTCGGCATCGAGCCCGCCTGGGGCCGCCGGATCCGCGAGCGGGGCCTCGCCGATCGGTGGCACGCGCCGCCGGCGGTGCGCCGCCAAGAGGGGAACTGCGTCAACTTCGCGCCCCGCGATCCCCGGACCACCTACGATCACTCGCACACCTGGGCCGCCGCGGCGCAGTGGGCCGTGCTGGGTGAGGCCGCGCCCCCTCCGAACGCGGACCTCTCGATCGTCATCCCCGCCCGCAACGAGACCCAGACCGACCACGAGGGCCGCCGGCTCCTGGTCCGAACCATCGAGTCGATCGCCGAGACCTCCCGCGACTTCGCCATGCCCGAGACCATCATCGTGGACGACTGCTCCGAGCACGAGCTGCCCATTGTGCGACCTGACGGCCTGCCCCTTCGATTGTTCCGCAACGCGCGACCCCTTGGCGTTGACCCGTCCCGGAACGTCGGGGGGGCGGCCGCTACCGGCAACGTCATCGGGATCCTGGACGCCCACTGCGTGGTCCAGACCCAGGAGGGCGTCGCGATCCCCGGCGGGCTCCAGCGCCTAGCCTCCGAGGCCCTGTCGCGCAATGCGATCGTGGTGGGCCGGTGCGCGCACCTCGAGCTGACCGGCACGCGCAGCAACGACAAGGACCCGCTGGTGGGGGGGGTGTTCACCCGGATCACCAGGGACGACGAGGGGATCGGCATGGACTGGTACCACGTGCCCGCGCCCGCGGCCGGCGTGCGCAGGATCAATGGCCTCCTCGGCGCGTGCTACTTCATCCCCCGGACCCTGTGGGACCGGCTCGGGGGGTTCATCGACTGCCTGGTCGGCTGGGGCTATTCCGAGGAGGGCCTAGCCCTCAAGGCGGCCTTTCTCGACATCCCCATCTTCGGCCTGGCCGACGTCACCATCTCGCACTGGTTCCGATCGGAGGGCCCCTTCCCCTTCCCCCTGGACGGGTTCCAGAAGTACATGAACGGCGTCCGGGTGATGAAGACCTGCTTCGAGCCGGAGACCTGGGAGGGCTTCTGGCGCCCCCGGCCCAAGCGGTTCAACGTGTGGGTGTGGGGCAAGCGCCACGAGGAGACGATCAACAACGACCCCGCGCTGGAGCGCGAGGGGCACCGGTTTCGGGCCACCAAGGTAAAGACGGACGCCCAGATCATGCAGGAGCTGTTCGGCATTGAGCTATGACCTGTTCCAACAAGCACAATGGATCATGGATCAGAATCTGAACCACGGAGACACGGAGGGCGCGGAGCAGCGACTCCCCGCTCCGCGGCCTCCGTGTCTCCGTGGTGAAGCGTCGATCGAGATCTACGTCCTGTCCTGGGAGCGCTTCGAGACCCTGGCCCTCTGCCTGGCGGGCCTGTGCGGATTCAATCGCGGCGTCGGACGCATCCACGTGATCGACGACGCCAGCGCCGACCCCCGGGTCCATCGCCTGCTGGCCATGTACCGCGAACGGGGCCTGGTCGACGAGGTGGACCGGCTGCCGGCCAACGTGGGCATCGGCCCGGTGCGCCGGCGGGTCTTCGACAAGTTCCTCGAGACCGGCTCGGAGCACCTGGTCCAGGTCGAGGGCGACATGCTCCTGCCCCCCGGCGCGATCGCGCAGCTCGTGACCGCGTACCGCGACATCCGCGCCACGGGCGCGGGCATCGCCTGGCTGGCCACGCACCAGCACGACTGGTGCCACCGGACGATCCAGCGCCGGCGCCTGGCCGGGTACGACGTCGGGATCGCGGCCTCCGGGTCGGAGCCCTTCTGGACCACGGAGCGGGACCTGGTCCGCGACAACCTCGCCCTGCTGCCGTCCACGCGTCCGGACCTGGTGCTCTTCCTGCGCGCGCTCTATGCCACCGTGCTCTACGATCCCGAGATCCAGGTCCAGCACCTGGGCGCGATCAACAGCCACTACTATCCGCAGTGGACCCCGGGCCAGGTGACCTACACGAACGCGGACGGGTCGATGCGCCAGCCCTTCCCCTGGTTCAACCTGGACTTTCACCTGCCGCGCGAACGATACGGGCCCCTCTACCTGCAGTATGCGGAGATCCTGCGGGCCCGCTCGCCCGTGGGCCTGCCGTCGGCGCTCGACGTGGAGGGCACAGCATGACCGTGAACGACAACGCGATGCCGACCTGGCTCGCCCACGTGGACACCTCCCAGGTCCCCAGGCCCGCCCCCGACGGTCCCCCCGACGGCCGGCGCCTCGTGGTCTGGCACTGCCTGTCGACCAAGACGACCTTTGTGGACATGGTCGTGCGCGCCCTGGCCGCGGCCCCCCGGTGGGCGGCGATGTTCGCCCAGGGCCGCCTGACCGGCGCCGTGCTCCACTGCCTAGCGTCGCCGCCGGCCCTGCCGCCCGGGGTCCATCCGGTGCGCGTGGGCCCGGAGGCGATCCAGGTCTTTCACGGCGACCTGCGCCTGGTCGGGTGCTTCTGCAAGATCACGACCCCCTACCTCTTCGGCGACTTCGACGCCAGCCTGAACCTGGACGCGGATCTCGCCCTGCACAGCGGCAGGGCGGACCACGACCGGCGCACCGAGCAGGAGCTGTATGTCCTGTTTGAAACCGCGAACAGGTTCGGGATCGTGCTCACCTCGCACCCGGCCACGACCTGGACCGGCGAGCCCATGCTCGCCGAGCAGAAGGCGGCCTACATGGACCGCCCGGGGATGCACCGCCTGGTCCCGCTCTACGTCTGCGGGGCGATCGCGCGCCGCCACGGCGACCCGAGGGCCGAGGCCCTGACCGACGCCTGGGTCCGCGAGTTCATGGAGCGGCCGACCCGGGAGCAGCCCACCTTTGCCGCTGCCGTCTGGCGCTCGGGCGTGGCCCCTCTGGCCGCGCCCATGACGTTCCTGTCGCTGGGCCGCGTCCGCGTGCGCTACGGCCTGGAGGCCCTGGTGACGCACATGGGAGGGAGGGTCACATGATCGAACCGGTGACCGCGATCGGCCCCGTGTCCGTGGTGGTCTTCCTGCGGTGGAGCCGGCCCGAGTACTTCTTCTGTCTGGACCAGGGGATCCACGCGGCAGGCTTTCCCTGCCCGGGCACGACGTTCTACGTTATCGACAACACGCCCGAGCCCAACGGCACCGGGTCGATCAAGGGGGTCCGGGCCCTGCTGGCGGCCCACGGCTTCAAGTTCGCGATCACGCGGGACGACTCCTGCAGGACTCCCCGGCCGGACGAACGCACCGACTACCTGACCGACAAACACATCCTGCACTGGTCGCGCTTTTGCGACGACCTGCGCGCCCGGATCGACTGCGATTGGGTCCTGTCCTGGGAAGACGACGTCACGCCGGGCGTCCCCGGCGCCTTCGCCGAACTCAAACGCGCAGCCGACCAACGGCCCGAGGTCGGCGCGGTGATCCCGGCCTGCTGGTCGCGGATGGGGGACCGGCACCTCATGGTCTATCCCAGGCAGGACTGGCTCCAGCTCCGCCTCAGCGAACGGCTGCGACATCCGGGCACGCCGGGTCCGGTGATGACCGGCCACGTCGGCTGGACCCTGTTTCGCGCCGAGGCCCTGCGCCAGGCCCGGCCCCGGCGCCTGCACCCGGCCAGCGGCCGGCACGAGGACGCGCTCTACTACGACATGAGCCAGGCCGGCTGGTCGGCCTGGTACGCGGCCGGGGTGCACTGCCGGCATCACCTCAGCGCCACCGAATGGGTCGACGGCCCGGCACAGGGGGAGCGGCCATGAGCAAATACACCGACGCCCTAGCGGCCTTCAAGGCGGAGACGTCCAACATCAACGAGCACCTGCAGACGATCCACGATACGGTGCGGCGCACGCGCGCCCGGATGGTGCTCGAGCTCGGGGTGGGATACGGCAAGTCCACGGTCGCGATCCTCGCCGCGCTCGAAGAGACCGGGGGCCGGCTCGTGTCGGTGGACGTCCTGGACTACCCGGGCACGCGCGAGAAGTTCAAGGCCCCCAACTGGACCTTTGTCGTGGGCGACGATCGGGAGTGGGGGGGCGAGTGGACAAAGGCCGGCGAGGTCCTGGACGTGCTCCTGATCGACAGCTCCCACGAGCGCGAGCACACGGAGCAGGAGCTGCGCCTCTTCGCCCCGCGCGTGCGCCCGGGCGGGGTGATCCTGATGCACGATCCGGTCTCGTTCCCGGCGGTGCGCGAGGCGATCGACGCCTGGCGCGACCCGGGCGCCTGGACGCTGACCGTTCACGAGAACAACAACGGCCTGGCCGTCCTCGAGCGGATCTCGCGCGGGCGGTGCCTGGTGCCGATGGGACACCGCCTGGACTCGACGTCCGGGCCCACGGTCCTGACCGCGGCCTTGACCGAGGCCCTGGAGGCCGACGAACGCTTCGCCCCCTTTGCCGGCGAGCACATCGACGCGGACATACTGTGGGCGCCCACCTACTGCGACACGCCCGCGCTCCTGGACTGGATCCGCGCGGGCCGGGAGGTGGCCATCGGTCCCAACGTGGTCTTTGCCGACAGCCGACGCCCGGGCGCCGGCCCGCACGAGCCCGAGATCCTGGCCTACGACCGGTACCGCGCGATCTTCTTTCTGTCGCGGTGGTATGCGGAGCTGGGCCGGTCCCACTTCCGGCAGCAGACCCGGCACCGCCTGGTCGACTTCCCCCTGCCATTCTCCTGGCGCGCCGGGCCCTGGCGCACCGTGATCGATCGGGACGCCATGGTCTATCTCAAGGGCGGCCCGGCCGAGGAGGCCGTGGCGGCGCAGATCGCGGAGACCTTTCCCACGGCGGCGCTCGTTCGGTACGGCGCCTTCACCCGCGAACGTCTCCTGCAGGCGGCGCGGACCTCGCGCGCGTGCTTCTACGTCTCGAGGGAAGACCACTACCCGTTGGCCGCTGTGGAGATCGGCCTGATGGGGTGTCCGATCATCTCGGACGAGCGCTCCTGCCCCGTGGCCCTGCACGGCCTGACCGGCGTGGTGGTACCCGTGCGCGAGTGGACGCCCGTGGCCCCGTTCGAGTGGAGCGACACCGCGGGCGAGGATCTCGCCGCGATGTGGGACGCTGCGATCGCCCTGGACCGCGCGCGCGTCCGCGAGACCGTCTTGACCCGGCACGACCCCGGCGCCGTGGTGCGCCGGATCGCAACGGCGTTGGGAGTCTGACCATGTGCACTGACGAGGCGGCGGATCTGCCCGATATGTCGAGCGCTGTCCATGAGCAAGAAGGACATTGAGAAACTCACGGCAAAAGAAAAGGAGACCCGAGATGACGCTGCAAATGTATCGAAATCCGAAAGCGGTGGGGTGGATGGGTTGGATCGAGGATGCTGGGGGCGTGGCGCTCGGATTTGTCCGACCGGATGGGCGCATCGTCTGGTGTTGGGACCCGGCCTGGTGACGTTGGCCGAATAACCCGATCCCTCTGCGCCTCTGCCGACGCCGCGCAGGCGCGCTCTGTCGCGCCGCGGGTGTCTCTGTGGTGAAACCATCAAACCAGAAGTGGAGGAAAGACCATGAGGACCAGGCGACGAATGACCCGGGCGGTTTGGCTGATGGTGCCGGCGATCGCGCTGGTGCCCATGCTGGGCGGATGCCTGGGCGCGACGGGCGCGATGATGAATCGCGACAACAAGGACCAGCTCCGGGACCGGAGCAAAGACGAGCGGGATACGGACATCTCGAAACAGACCCCGCCGTCGATCCAGCAGAACCGGCAGGGCGCCGGCGCGGACGGCGACGGCCTGGGGGACGCCGACGGCGGCCATCAGATCATGGCGATGGGAGACGACGCGATCGGCAAGCTGACGGCGATGTACCGCTACCTGTCGGCGACCGAGGCGGAGCGCGCGACCATGCTCGACCTGTCGAGTTTCAAGAAGCTGAACCTGTTCGGGTACGCGGTCGCGGGCGTGGTGATCGCGGTGCTGGTGTGGGTGATCTGGAAGAAGACGCGGGCCCAGCGGGAGGCGCTGCGACAGCTAGCCGCGCGGGCAAAGGCGGCCACGGCCCCGCTGGTGGAGCGGATCAAGGCCGTGGTCGCGATGAAGGCGGACGAGACCGACCCGGACCGGCTCGCCCGCATGAACGCGGAGATCGCGCGCCTCAACGCGGAGAAGGCCGACGTGGAGAAACACGCCAACGGCGTGGCCCCGGCCTAGACGAGAAGACACGAACCGGGCCGGGGCCTGCACAGTGCAGGTCTCCGCGCCCGGGCAACCATAGGAAAGGACGGACCAATGGCAACGGAACGGAAGCAGTGCGCGGAGCCGGGGTGCGAGAACATCGGCATCTGCCGGGGTCTCTGCATCAAGCACTACAACCTCCACAAGGACGCGGGCACCCTCCCGCCCAAGAAGCCGCGCGGCGACCGGCGATCGGGCGCTCGAGCAGCGCGGGCGACGACCACGGCCAACGGCGGCCTGGTCAAGCGGATCCAGAACGTGGTCGCCGAGCGCGATCGGTACAAGGCCGAGGCCGATGGGCTTCGCTCCCAGCTCGACGAGCTCCAGAACCTGCTCGCGGACACGGTCTGACGTGGCCCGCAAGAAAGGGGGCGCCGGGGAGATCTCCCCGGCCCCCTACAACCCCCGCACGATCACGGAGCGCGCCGCGGGCGCGCTGCGCCAGTCCATGCGGATCTTCGGCGACCTGTCCGGGTTCGTGATCAATCGCAAGACCGGCCACATCGTCTGCGGTCACCAGC